GCTATATATAGTATTTCTTACAATGCTTAGGAATAAAGGACTTTCTGGGCGATTTGTTACATATATATATGTATGATCTAGGCATTTATTTTTTATTTGTCTAGACAATAAAGCAAAGTATCTATAATATATATGATATAACAATTATTATAGGAGTTATTGAAATGACTAAATCACAAATAAAAGAGCAGGGAAGACAAGAAAGCATCAGCTATCTAAAATCTATGCTTAATAAAGATGATATTATCCATACTCAGTTATGCCATGTATCTCAAAGCGGTATGACTAGACATATAAAGGTAAGATTAATCCGCGATAATATCCCGCTTGATCTAAGCTTCCATACAT